TCTTCGCGTATCTCCCAAAACAGTCATGACTCGGTTCAAGACGATCTGTTTCCGCCGTTAACGGTTGGGGTTGGTTCTGATGAGCCTCGGTTGGAAACGCCCGTATATGGGTACGAGTCTTTTGGGCCTCTCATTGCAGAGTTTGCAGCTGCTCACTTGAACCGCAACCTGTTTCCGTGGCAGGTAAACGTGTTGACCGGTGCTTTTGAGCATGATGAGGACGGGGCGTTTACACATTCAAGTGCGATGGCGTTTTGTGCTCGCCAGCAGGGCAAGACTTTTATGCTTTCGGCGGTGGTGGGGTTTTGTCTTTTGGAGTTGCCTCGTATTTGGGGGCGACCTGTCAAGGTTGTTTCTACGGCTCACGAACTTGCACTGGCGACTGAGGTGTTTGAGGATCTGCGTGACCTGTTCGAGTTGTGGGAGGAGTCGGGGCTGTGCAAGGTGACTTGGGCGTATGGTCGGCACCGCGTCAAGATGGTGGACGGGTCTGAGTATTTGGTGAAGGCTGCGACAGGAAAGAAGCACGGCATCAGTGGTGTGGACGTACTCATCGTGGACGAGTTGTGGGCTATCACGGAGGCTGCGTATTTCGGGGCGTTGAAGCCTGCACAGATTGCGGTCAAGTCGGGGCTGTCTTTGTTGGTCTCCACGGCTGGCGATGAGTCAAGCACGGTCATGAAGAAACTGCGTGAGCAGGCCATTGGTCAGATTGACAAGGGTGAGCCGGGCGAGTTGTACATGGCGGAATGGTCAATACCCGATTCTGTGTCGCCCGATGACGAAAGGTATTGGGGTTACGCAAACCCTTCGATGCCACGCACGGTCACAATCAAAAGCCTTCGGGCTGCACACGCCAGCCCTGACCGATCACAGTGGCTTCGCGCGCACTGCAACATGTGGGTCTCTGCTGCATCGTCATGGCTTCCGCCGGGGCAGTGGGCAAAACGTCAGACTGTAAACACGCAATGGGATGGCACGACTTCGGTGCTGGCTGTGGACTCCGCTGTTGACGACTCGAAATATGTTGGGGTGTGGTGTCGCAAGAACACAGACGGCGACATCGTTGCCAGTGTTGAGTTTCAGACCGAGTCCATTGCTGAAATGTGGGAACAGATCACACAGGCGTTAGAGAGTGAACCAAAAACCCAACTGGCTATCACGCCGTCTCTGTTTATTCATACGCCTGAGAAGTTTCAACGCAGAACGGTGCAGTGGGGCTACGGCGAAATAAACAAGTACACGTCAACGGTCAAGGGTCTCATCAACGAAGACAGGGTGAAGCACACTGGCGAGGTGTTGCTATCCGAGCATGTCAACCGCGCGGTGCTCATTCGCGGTCAGGGTGGCGCATTGTCAATTTCCAGCCAGCGAAGCCCGGGGCCTATCGAGGCTTGCCGTTGTCTTATCGTTGCCGTGGCAATGGTGTCGCGTCCGGGTCAGGCAAATAAACCGAGCATGGGTTCTTCTAGATAGTTGCATTTGCAACAATCCTGTGTAAGACTCCCAAGAGATGGGTATTTTCTCACGCAAAGTTGAAACCGCTGCTTTCGCATCTGCACCTGTGCAGGCTGCAGCTGGCTCGTCCTATGTGGGCAACTTCATTGCGTATCAGACTGGCTCTGCTGAAGTACGCGCGCTCGGTATTCCTACCGTGTCACGCTCGCGCGACCTGCTCGCAGGGATCATCGGCTCGGTCGGTCTGAAGCACTACTCCAAGCAGTGGAACGGCACAGACTATGACGAGGTCTATCTGCCTCTCGAGCCTTGGATGGAACAGCCCGACCCGAAGGTATCGCGCTCGTTCTTCTATGTAAACATTTTTAGTGACATGTATTTCTACGGCGCTGCATATGCCTATGTGCAGACCCGTTACTCCACCGGGTTGCCTGCATCGTTTACATGGCTTCCAGCTGCAAACGTGTCCAGCACCCAGCAATCAGGTATTCCCCAGTTCTACGGCCCATCTGACGAGTTGGAGTTCAACGGTCAGAAACTTGATGTAAACAACGTCATTCAGTTCATCAGCCCTATCGAGGGAATCTTGAAGACTGGTCAGCGCGCCATCAACACGAGCATCTATCTTGACCAAGCAGCCGACCGCTATGCAGCACTCGAAACCGTGCCGGGTTATCTTCAGCAGATTGACGGCGAAGACATGTCAGGCGATGACCTTGGTTCTCTTGCTTCGGCGTGGGCTGCAGCGCGTAAACAGAACGCCATCGGCGCGTTGTCGCGTCAAGTGCAGTTCAAAGAGTTCAACCATTCACCGCAGGAAGTCATTGCGGATCAGCGCAAGTATCAGAGCCTTGAAATGGCTCGCCTGTGCAATGTGCCTGCCTATATGGTGTCCGCCCCTCAAGAGGGTGCTTCGATGACCTATCAAAACGCACAGCAGGCGCGTCAGGACTTGTACCTTTTCGGCGCTCGTATTTACATGGATTGCATTGAGCAAACCCTTTCCAGTGCTCAAGTTCTTCCCCGTAACCGCTTTGTCGAGTTTGACATTGAGGACTACGAAGGATCTGAGGACCGTTCCCCTGACGGTATGCCCAATAACGAAACGGACGATGAGTTATGAAAATTGAGTTTGTAGCAGTGCCTGTCACCTTGGATGCCGCTGCTGGCGAGGACAGCCCCCGGACAATCACGGGTGTGGCTGTTCCTTGGGACACTCCAGCAGTGGTGTCCTCGGGTGAGGCCGTTGCTTTTAAGCGTGGCGCTTTTGATGTAAACGCTAAAGCCCCGAAACTTCTTGAGGGTCACGACATGACGCAGTTGCGTGGTGTTGTCACCGAACTGGTAGAGGCCGAAGAAGGTCTGTTGTTTACCGCAAAGTTTGCTAACACTCGCGCCTCTGATGAGGCTATTGAACTTGTGAAGGCTGGCGCTTACGACTCCGTAAGTGTCGGCGCTATCCCCGTGAAGTTCAAGTACGACAAGAACGGAACGATGGTTGTCTCCAAGGCAAACCTCGTTGAAATCTCGTTGGTCGCACAACCTGCTTTTGCAGATGCGGTCATCACAGAAATCGCTGCTTCCCAGCCTGACGAAGAGTCAGAAGAAGAAGTTGTCGAACCCCAACCCCTAGACATTCCTGAGGAGGAAACCATGTCTGAAGTAACCCCAACGGTTGAGGCTTCGGCTGAAATCGTCCCAACCGCACCGCTTTTTGCTGGTGCAAAGCGTGAGGTCAAGTTGCCTACCGCTGCCGAGTACATCGCTGCCGCTATGGCTGGCGGATCACAGTGGCTTGACATGTCCGCAGCACTTCAAGCTGCTGCACCTGACGTGACAACCTCTGACACACCCGGCGTTTTGCCATTGCCAATTGTCCAGCCTGTTTACAACAACTTCATCGGACGCCGTCCAGTAGTTGACGCAATCGGCGCTAAGGCGATGCCAGGCACAGGGAAGGTGTTTATTCGCCCGGAGGTGAGCACTCATGTTTCTATGTCTGCACAGTCTGCTGAAAACGCAGCGCTTCAGTCAGGCACATACGTTGTCACCGACAACCAAGTTACAAAGGGCACCTACGGTGGCTATGTCAACTTGAGCCTTCAGGACGAAGAGTGGACAGACCCAGCAGTTGTGTCGCTCATCCTTGACGACATGGGACGCATCTATGCAAACACCACCGACAACGTTGCAGCCGACAACCTTCTTGCTGGCGTGACACAGTCCGCAGTGTTGACCGACCCAACTTCACCTGCTGAATGGGTTTCCGACATCTACGCAGCTGCGTCCACCATCTTGACGAACTCGAACGGCAACTTGCCAACCCATCTGTTCCTTTCGCCAAACATGTATGCAGCGCTTGGTCAGTTGGTTGACACCACAGGCCGTCCGTTGTTCCCAGAGATTGGCCCAATGAACGCACTTGGTACAGCAAACGCATCAACCTTCGGTGGCATGGCTTTCGGCCTCGTTACTGTTGTTGACCGCAACTTCGCAGCCGATACCGTCATCGTTGGTGATCCATCAGGCTTCGAAATCTTTGAACAGCAAAAGGGTGCCCTCACCCTTGAGTCCCCATCAACACTGTCACGAGTTCTCTCGTTCCATGGCTACTTCGCCACGTTGATGATTGACGCAACCAAGTTCGTCAAACTCACATAATCAACTAGGTAGTAGGGAAAGGGTCTGTATGTCTGTTAGTCAAATTGTTTACGCTGCGCGCGTTGACAACTTCGCAGCCGTGCAGACCCTGACCCTTGCCGAGGTTCAGCCCGGTGACACCGTCACTGTGGCTGGCGTGGTTGACACAACCTTTAATGGTTCGCAAACCGTCATCTCTATCGAGCCTTACGAACTTGTCCGCGTTGACGAGTACGGAATCCTTGAGTTTGACTATGACGTGTTTAAGCCGAATCAGATCATCTATGCCAACACTGGCTCGAATGTTGTTTACGACACAGCAACGGGAACGGTTACTTACACCGTCTCCGTAACGTGGACGACTTCGGCGCTGGTGTTGTCATGGTTGGGCATTGACGTGGCTACCGCTAACGACACAGCCTTTGTGGCTAAGTGTGTCAGCGCGTCTAACGCATGGTGCTACCGCAAACGCCGTGAGGCTGGCTATACAGACGCACAGGGCACAGTCCCCAGTGCTGATGTTGAACTCGGTGCCACCATGTATGCAGCAACCCTGTACCGCGAACGCGGAACCTCAGGTGACTCGTACGGAGGTTTTGACGGTATGGGCAACCTGCCTATGCCAGTCACGCTTCACCGCATTATGCAGCTGCTCGGCTGTGGCAGGGCACAGGTCGCCTAATGGCCGTCTCAGGCATCCTCTACGAAGCCGTAAACGCCTGCAAGACCCAACTCACCACGCTCGGTCTTGTGCCCATCACAGACCCTCGTAACGCTCGCCCCCTGTCGGTCCTCATTGAACTACCAACGGTCACAGCGTTTACCTACAACGTGGGAAACATTGACCTACGACTCCGCGTTCTTGCACCGCCACCGGGCAACCAAGACGCAGGCGACTACCTGATGACAATCGCCGACCAAATAATGAACTCACCAATCGCGGTCACGGATCTCCGTCCGGGCCTCGTATCCATTGGGGGGCAAGACCTGCCCTCTTATGACTTAACCGTTGCCGTAGCCGTACGGCGCAACTAACAAAGGAGCCCTCATGGCTACAACAACATTCCTCTCGAATGCCACCATCAACATCACGCAGGGTGCTACCACCACAGACCTCAGCGACCAAGCCAACGCCGTCTCGGTGATGATTGGTCAGGACTCCCTTGAGTCCACCGCTTTTGGCGACACAGGACACCGCTTCACTGGCGGACTTCAAAACGTTGAAGTGTCAATGACGCTGTTCTTGTCCTACGGCGCTGCCGAAGTTGAGGCCATCCTTGCTTCCTGCGTAGGCACAGGCACCACAATTTTGACCATCTCGCCATCGGGCACAACCGAGTCCGCAACGAACCCTGAGTACATCATCACAAACTGCATGCTCGCTGACTTCACCCCAATCAACTCAACCGTTGGCGAACTCGCCACAGTTGACGTCACCTTCACGGGTGGCACATGGGTGCGAGACATCACAGCCCCGTAAACCCGTAAACAAGACATAGAGGAGAACCTATGAAAATCACACTCAACGTAGAACAACAAGACGGGCAGACCTATCAGGTCACGACCAACTTGTATTCCATTGTGGCACTTGAGCGCAAGTTTAAGATCCGTGCATCTGACCTTGCCTCTGGTGTCGCCATGGAGCACCTAGCGTTCCTTGCCTTTGAAGGTGCTAAGCAAAACGGCATCACCGTCCCAGCAGTATTTGATGATTACATCAAGAAACTGGTCTCGGTAGAAGTTGTCAGCGAGGACACCGCAAACCCTACGGAAGAGGCTCTTACCTCCGAACCCTCTGCGAGTTAGCAGTGGAGACGGGGTTTTGGCCTCATCAGATCCCATTCGATACACAAGAGCTGCACACCATGTTGGATGTGCTGAAGCAGAGAGCAAAGGAGGCAAAGCGTGGCCGTTAACGCAGACATCAGTGTTTTAGGCATCAACGAAGCCATCCGATCTCTCAACAAGATTGAGCCGGGCTTGCGTAAAGAGTTCAACAACGAAGCGCGCGCCATTGGTGCCCCTGCTGTAAACGCCGTCCGCGACTCGTACCGTTTTGTTCCGCTTTCGGGTATGAACCGTAAGTGGGCTGGCCCAGCCGTAAACGGACGCAAGGTTTTCCCGTGGAACCTTGACAAGGCTCGTAAGGGTGTGGACGTTGTGTTTGACACGAACCGTCGTACT